CCATATAGTTGAGCTGATATGAGTGGCTGTCTTCTGTCTCGGACCGGTAGATGCCATTGTTCTCGGCTCGGAGGACACGGGCGACTGCCTCGGCTTCAATGTCACGGATGAGATCGAAGATGAGAGGGTCGCCCGCAAGCACGTCCAAATTCCGGTGTCGAGCGCGTATGATGATTTCTGCCCGGTTGATAAGTGCGGGGATGTAGCGCTCTTCGTCGCCTCGGAGGTCGCGGCGAAGAGCTGCTTGCACATCGGCTATTTGCGCGATTGACATGGAGGCACCTGGCCTATTCGTCTTCGTCGCTAGAGGCTGTCTTCTTGGCGCGGCTCTTAGGGGCTGGTTTCTCGTCCGCCGGGGTCTCGTCCGCCGGGGTCTCGTCCGCCGGGGTCTCTACGATTTCCTCCCATACTGCGGGGAGTTCACGGCCGTCTTCGACGCTTACGATTGTCCCGGTGTTGCGGTTTTTGAATCGTGCCATGTTTTACCTCCTATTAGGCGGCTACTGCGGCCGGTACCTTGTCTTCGTAAGCGACAAATGCGCCGGTGTCCTTGATAACCCACCCGAAAATTGCCTCGACAAGGATCGCTTCCATGTTGTTCTGCCAGAGGTTAATCGACTGACCGCCGTCCATGATGGTCGCCTGGTCGGTGCGGCTAAAGGTGATGTCCTCCGCAAAGCCGTACATCAGCTGCGAGAAGTCACCGCCAAAAGCGCGTACCTTCGTGTCCTCGGACTGGCCGATCTTGCCAGAGACAGCACGGGAGTAGTCGATAGGCAGACCGTGAAGCGTGCCTGCACCCTGCTTTAGGTTGATGGACGGCGCGTAAATCGGGCGACCGAGAGTGTCGGTCTGCGAAAGAAGCTCCGGGGCGAGGCGCTTGTCAGCTGCGAATGCGGTCATGTCGAAGTCTTGGGTCTCATGACCTACCACAAGCGCGTAGCCGGAGAGAATGTCGGTCGAGATACCGCCGTTCTCCTTCTTCGCGGTGCCAAGCTCAACGCGGTTCTTCGTCTGGTTCACATATTCGACGCCGGAAATGATCTGCCCATTTACAGCGTTCTTGCCGTGCAGGACAGCAAGGTCGAATGCGCGGGTGATAGCGCCTGCCATCTGCGACTGAATGAAGTCGAGCAGGCCCAGAGGATTCGCCATACGGGCTTCTTTAGACCAATAGGCAATAGCGGCCGCCTTGATAGGCTTCATAACCTTAGTGCCAACAGTCAGATTAGTTACAGGCTTTGGCTGCCCTTCGCCGACGATTCCAGCCTGCGGCTGCCCGGTCTGCACTGCCAGCGCCGTGCCAGTAATCGGCATAGGGACATTCTTTGCCAGCTTTCGGACTACCGAGTCCTCGGTAACCTGCTGGATAATCTCTTTCGCCATCGGCTTCGGAAGAAGGCCGGAGGTGTTAAGAGAATCGAGAGTAAAGCTGTTCGCCATATCTCTCATTCCTTTCTATAGGTGATGGTGAATTATGCAAATATGCATAACTGTTAGCCGAAAATAGTCTTTAACCAGTCCTCTTTAGGGTTAGAGTCTGATTTTCCGCCCTGTGCGGGGTTCACAGGGAAAGATTTCTTTGATTCTCCGGCGTCAAATTTCGACTTTAGGGTCTTGATGTTCTCTTCGATCGACTCGGAGTCGGAACCGGGGATGAATTCAAGCAGGTCTAGATCAAGACCGGCGGATGCGAGCGCACGGAGCTTTAGGTTTTCCAGCTTCGCGGCGTCGAGTTCTGCGGATAGTTGGGAGTCTTCCGGGGTTTTGGTTTCTTCCTGAGGTTTCTCTTCTTTAGTGGGTTCCTCAGGTGCTTTTGTAGGCTCAGCTTCCGGTTTTTCTTTGAGTTTGGTGTTTTCGGCGCGGAGGTTCTGGATGAGTTTCCATGCGCGGGCGGCGTCGAATTCTTCGCCGTCTTTTTCCCAGGGTGGTTTCTCTGCTGAGGGTTCTACGGCTTGCTCGGTAGCTTCTTCGGCTACGTCGTGGTTTTCTTGGATGTCTTCTTTAGGCATATTTTCCTTCTTCGGTGATGGTAAAAGCGTGTTTTGCAGTGCTTTTGGCTAGTTTTTACGTCTCTTTGCGCGAGTCTGAGCTTGCTTGCTCACGCGGATAAGATCGTTGTAGACGGCATCAACGTGGCGTTCGTCTGTGGTGTCTACGAGGTTGAGATGTGCTGCTTCGTCACCTTTGTTTGAGACAAGGGTGTCGAGTGGTGTTTCTTTCATTGCTTGTTCTAGCCAAGAGACGGGAGACTTACCCGCGTATTTTTCTGGGTTCTTATCAACGTCTTCAAGCGTTGATTCGTAGAACTTGCTCAGTCGCTCGTAGTCTTTTTTGCCGACCCAATTATCGGATTTGAAGACTGGAACTACGAGGCAGTCGCATGAGTCATGAAATTTATCCATGTTCTCTAGCCGGTATTTATCCCGGCGAGCGCGGGATGTTGCGGCGGAGCCTCGGCGGCCGCGTTTTCCTGCGGCGACTTGTTTTCGGCCGCCGCGGTAGGTAGCTGCGAGTTTTGAGGTGTAGACGGGGCCGCGTGATGCGAGCATGACGCAGAATCCGCAGTTTTCGGCTCCGGTTAGGACACGTGCCCATCCAATCGGATATGCCTTAGGTGAGGGCGTGTATCCTTCCTCCTTGTCGTTGTCTTCGAGTGCGTTCTCGGTTTCTTCTATGAGTTTGTCGAGTTCGTCGAATCCTTCGAGCAGGACGGGATAGGTATCTGCGGATACTTGGTCGGAGATGGGAATATAGTTATCCAGTTCCGGGTTCGGGACAGCCCGTATGACTTGGCGGCGGGCCGCCATTCGTACATGCCGTTCCATCGCGTCCACGAGCGTTGAATCGGAGGCGTTTGAGTACTCGCGGAAGAGCGTTTTGACAGCCTGGTACGTGTACTCTCCCATTGGTGGGATGTATGCGTCGTATCCGTATTCTTCCGCTGCGTCCTCTAGCATCTGGTTACCAATATGAGCTGCTTGTTTGCGGGCTTCCTGTATGGTCTCCCAGATTCTCGGTATTGCGGCTTCTACCTGTCGCGGATCAGTACGGTTTATGTAGGTTAGTGTCCGTAGCATGTCCGAGCGGAATGGGCTCAGCAAAGAGGCGAGGGCGCGGAGATAGAAAGCTGGGTTTAGCACAGTGCTATGCTCCTATCTCTGCACGTCCTCGTTGGTCTGTGCGGTCTTCGCGGGCGATCTGTTCAGGTGATAAGCCGAGGTATTCGCGGGCGGTTTCGGCGGAGATGACTCCCTGCGCTTGGGCCTGTAACATGAGGGCGTTCCGGGAGCTGATGGAGGCGACTGCTGGGTCGCGCCACCTAGCTTCTAGTGTCTCTATGTTTTCGACGTGCACACCGGAGATCGCGAGCACCATGCGAGCGATGTCTTCTACTGCATCACCAAAAATATGCTGTTTCAGCTCGGCGCGGGAGATGAGACGATCTTTTGCGGATCGCATGGCTTCGGCGCTGGCCGGGTTGGACTCAGCATTGACTCCCATCATGAACGGCGGGATGCCGGTCATGGCGGATACCTGCTGTGCATAGAGCTTGAAGCTGTTGATGATTTGGTTTAGGTCTGCCCCTGGAATAGCGCCTGCTTTAGCGTCGCTAGGGCCGATCAAGAAGTTTCCGAAGTACGCTTTGATCTTTGACTGTAGGTTTCCGTTTTCATCGACAAATTGGTCTTCTACGCCGTCGCCGAAAAGGTATTTGGTCGGCATCGACAGCATCTCTTGCGCTACTTGCAGATTGGTAAGCGAGCGCGATGCTGCGTCGATGAGGTCGTGGATGTCTTCTATTTCGGAGCGTCCAGGTTCGCCGATGCGCTTGATGTTTGCTATTTCGACAATGGGAATTCCGGGGTATCGGTCGCTAAAATCTTGGCGTTCTACGAGGGTTTTCACGCCGTTTTCTTTGCGGTATATTTCGATTACGCCGGGCTTGTATATTTGGCTGTATCCGGTGTTCCCGGCGGCGAATTTTTGAACCGCTTTGACGATTTTCCCTGTATGGTCGCGGGTTACTTTGATGTCGCGGCCTTTGTGCACGGTGAGACGTGGAATGTCTGAATCCGGGCGTCCACCGGCGACTACAAAAGCCGATCCGGTAACTAATGCCTCGGTTATCCCTAGCGTCAGCAAGGTATCGAAGTTATTCGCCTGTAGGATACGCCGTAGTTCGTGCGGCGGTTCCCCATCGGCGAGGGTAAAACCTTCGAGCACGAGGGCTTCTACGAGAATATCGACGGAGAGTTTTCCCCACCTGACAGGCATCTCTAGGACGCGCACGTTCGGCGGTAGGGAGACGCCGAGAGCTGCTAGGCGACGTTCGCCGTTATAGTATGCTTCACCGTCGATATGGCCTATAAAATTGCCCATGAGGTGCCTCCCTTCTTTTTCTCTTTGTTCATAAGTGCGTCGTAGGCGATTGTGCATGCTACGAGCGGGGAAATGTCTTGCGTGCGATCATCTCGCGTCCAATACCACAGCTCTCCGTTGCCTTTGGAGCGGCGACACGCATTGACAGCTTCGTCCAGCTCTTCCTGCCCTATATGGCGGATCGAGCTAGATGCGAGCGCGTCGTAGAATGCACCGCATGCTTGCGTGTATTCGCGGTGTGTTAGACCTGTTAAGAACCGTTTCTGTTTGGGGTCTTTTGCGAGCACTTCGGCGGTCTGAGATGCACCGGCGTAGGCTGTTGCTACCGGTTTCCATTTGTCTCGCAGCTCTTTGAGACGTGCAGGTACCCAATCGGTGCCGATGCGGCGGTCGATAACCTCGACGTGCACGTTTCCGTCCGGGCGGAGTGCGGCGACCGATATTGTTGAGACGTCGCGAAGCGGGGTAACATCCACGCCGAAAGCGAGCGTATTGCCTGGCACTGAGCTGGTATCGCGGGTGTTTGCCCAAAATTGGGCTGGTATCGCGGAGGTTCCACCGAGTTTTGCCCAAATTCCTAGCCGCTCACGTTTGAAAGATTCATCGTCCATTGAGCGGCGCTCGGACTCGATGAATTCCTCGCTAATGCGCAGCCCTAGCGCTGGGTTCGCGAGCGCCCACATGTTTTTGTCTGTTGGGTCTGCATCATCGGGTGCGGACCATTCGTAGAATGCGAGGTGTTCTTCGCCGTCTGGGTTGAGAGCGCGGGTGCGAAGGTCTGCTAGGACGTCGCTGTCGGGGAATCCTGCGGAGGATGTGTACCAGACTTGAGTCGATGAGTGCATCGACTTCGAGGCTAGTGTCGGGAGCATGGCGGATACTACGGAGCGAGGTAGGTCGTATGCTTCGTCGAAGACTACGAGGTTCGCTGTGTACCCACGCATCGAGCCGCGGGAGCGAGCTTTGAAAAGTAGGCGGTTTCCGTTTTGCGTCTCGAAGGACATGCCGCTGTTTCCGGTTTTGATTCCCGACATGGTAGCTTGCGGGTCGCCTTTGTATCCGAGCATGTACTCGACAAGTTCGCTGTTTCGGATTAGGTGCTCTAAACGCTGTTGATGTTCGACGGCGGTCCCGAATAGGTGCGCCGTGTGCAGGATCGTTTTCTCTCCGAATAGGAATAGCCCGGCGAGTTCGCGAGCTTCTAGAATGGAGCCTTTGCCGTTCTGTCGTGCGACGATAACTCCGACGTCGGTTGCTTTCCAAGCCCCGTTTACGCGCTCACCGAGGGAGCCGCGTAGGACGTATTCTTGCCATTCGTCGAGGATGAGACCGGCTACTGCGGCTAGGTCTATAGCATCGTCTCCTGCGGTTGTGAAATATAGCGGTGTGACGTCAATGCGTGGTGTCTGGGAGCCGA